TCCCCAATAGTTCGGGGCGCAAGTAGAAACCTACCAGCTGCGGGATTGATGCGTGTCAATAAAAATTATTGATAGTTTAAAAAACTTTGTTGCTAATCTTGGCACTGACCGGGATAAGGCCATGTTTCGATCCTCGTTTAGATTGTCTCCCAGTTTTAATTGTGAACCCCCTCTAGCCCGGGAGACTAACGCCAGGTGGTTCATTCGTAAATTCTTCTGTATTGCATCGTACTTTTCGCCATTAGGGGCGACGCCATCCTGCATAACGATTTCGGCAGAATATCCCATTGATAGCTCGCGCTTTCCGTCCTTCCAGTCAGCAATTGCGGCCTGATCCATCAAGATCATTGGCACGCGAACATACTCGCCATCCCTTACCACCTCGGCGCCGATTTGCCCGCGCGAATAGTCTTTCCAGTTTTCAGCAGTAACGCTTTCACCGGGATGATCAACAGTAACTGGTCTATACGCATATGATGCGAGAGAGTCGGTAGCGAACACCTCGCCTTCTCCACGAAAAACGCGGATGATTTCGTTAGGGTTGCGGTCAGTTAATCCAATCTCAGACGCCAAGTACTCCTGTATGCCTGTGCGTGCGACCTTAGCCTCGCCAACCAAATAACCATCTTGGGTTGTGCGCACATTACCGACAACTGCCTTATCAAACAGATTCAGGATTGTCATTATCGCTTTCCTCTTCGTTTTCGATTGCGCCGAACTGCTCTATTGCGGCCTCTAGCCCCGGCATTACCGAGCGCTCTATCAGCAAGTTTTCAGCAGCGGCGGACAGCACATCAGGATTAAACAACTGGCTATCCGCAAGGGTTTTGATTGTATCGGCAACAGTCTTGCCAATTTCTGCACGTTCTTTCTCGGTGGTTTGCCATAGGCTATTCCACACATAATGGATCTCAGGCGGTCTTGCGCCAATAGCAGATCTGATTACGCACTCATCCAGCACATTCATTTCAGGGCTTATCTCAAGCTCCTGCGCTGACTGGATGCGGTCATAGTAATTTCTAAGATCAGATTCGCCGGTAGAATTCATCCCGCCCGGTGATTGACCAAATAGGCGAGTCATTGGAATATCAGCCGCACCAGATCCAGACTGCGACATAATATTGCTGACGTTTTCCAGCCCAGCGAATGCAAACGTTTTACTGTCGTGCGTCTCTTCGGCGTCACGGATAAGCATCCCGTTATTGCCCTTCAGAGTTGCAGCCAAATGGATTCGCTCGACAAGCAAATCACGCTGCTGCTTGTCGGCCATTATTTCAGATAGGTTCGGGATGCCAAGGATATCCACCTTGGACTCAAATACTAAGCTGGCAATATTGGCAATGGTCGCGTCAAAATTCTTGCACGCGCTCCATGCCGCCGTTAATACGCTATCGCCCCATCCTTGATTATGTGCCAGCTCATCATCAGGCATAGGCGCGCCAATGAATCGAACAATGCGCGATGGGTGAATAGTGGCCATGCCAGCGGATGAGCTTACCTGATAGTATTTTGGCTTGCCGTAGTTTGACGAAATAGGGTCAGTCTCAAGCTCGCCCGCCTGCAATATGCGCATAGGCAGAACGCTTAGGAAGTCGATACCTTGCTTTTGTAAAGTTGCAGGATCGAGCGGCAGTGATGGGTCACGCTCATTCTTGATGCCAATGTAAACCCCAGCGCCGCCAAATAGACGCGCCTTGGTTCTTGCCTCAAGGATTTTCTGCTTAATACCAAGGCGTTTTTCTTCGGCATCAATTAGGGTGATTTGGTCTTTGCTTGCCTGCCATGAACGCCATTTTCTGGTTGAGTCCAGTGCAGGAATGTCAACTATCTTGCGCGCAAGCCATGAGCCGCGATAGGCATTAACAAGCTGATTTATTTCAGTAAGCGGAACATCATAAGAGGACGATGCAGCCTTATCCCGGTCAGTGCCAAGATTAGCAACAAAGTTTTTTAAACTATCAATAATTTTTATTGACACGCATCAATCCCGCAGCTGGTAGGTTTCTACTTGCGCCCCGAACTATTGGGGATTGATTTGATTACTAGCTCATCATGCCAGAGAGGCTGTATTGCTTTTGTACTAAATGCGGACACGCGCCCATGATAAACGAATCCGCAAGGTTTGGCGATACTATGCCGCGCGCCTTCATTTCGTCCTTTGTCTCGACCATATCCAAGCCCTTTTTGCTGTATCGCTTTCTTGGGCTGGACAGCTCAATCTTTAGCTGCTCGATTTTCTTAATGCTACCGCTAATGCTTATCAGTTCGCTGCTGTCAAACTTATCACCAAAGGTCACTGCGCGGTATGTGTTTCTGAATCGGTCAGCTACATCCTGCCATGCCTGTGCTTTTAGGTTCTCGAACTTTTCACGGTTTTTAATGCTTGGCGCATATTCCTTTTCTGGATTTATCACCGCACCAGCGGCATTGAATTTCAGGTATTTGTTGCGATCCTTGAAATCTACATGCGTTGATAGGGTTGATCCAACGTGAGCGCCCACGCCGATGGAGTCATAAATCAGCCTGCCATTACCAACGTGCGCCCACGCTCGCTTAGCTGATTCCGCTAATTGATCCTCTGGCGCCGCCCACTCATCAAGATCAAGGCATATAGCGCCATCGAATATCGAGCAAGCGTTTTTATCTGCCCCACTATCAGCAACGTCATAGCCGACACATCGAGAGCCTCGCATATCAATGCCAAGTTTAGTGTGCGCATCAATAGCGGCCTCGATCCATGAGAACTTAATTACGGCCGCATCATCGTTAGACAATGGCAAGCCAAGATAAATGTGATTGTATGCATCGATATCAGCTTGCTTCAGCCTTTCGGCCTTGTCGCGCGCAGTATCAGATAGGAACGGGTTTTGCTGGTAGTTTATATGCTGGATTATGCAGCTATCGCCCAATAGCATTGGCAGCTTAGTTTGTACAAAGTCTGTTTGCAGGTGCGGGTTCCACAATACCCAAACCTCGGCGCCCTCTTTGCGGATAGTTGGATCGATGATTGACCATTGAGCCTCTGTTAGTCCCTCGCCTTCCTCGATCCAACAAATGTCTATACCTTCAGTACCCTTGATTTCTTCAATGTTACGGGCGATACCGTAGAACAGGAATTCACTGCCGGTGGTCTTGTGCTTGATCGTTGATACGCCTATATCAAACTCGCTAGTCCAGCCAGCGGCCTCGATCTTTTGCTTAACAACGGTGTAAACAGAATCAGCAATCCTGTTTTGGAATTGCCGGATACAGAGGAATCTAACCGAGTAGTTGCGAGCAAGAAACGCCGCCATACCGCCAGCGTCTTGCGTTTTTGACGAAAACCTTCCGCCTTTCAGTAACTTATAAGGCTTTCTGGTTCTCCAAAATGATTTTAAATACGGGTTCAACTCAAACAATTGCAGGAACCTATCTAAAAATTAGATGAATCCTTGGATATTTACCCGAGAATATTTTAATAATTAATCTGGAATTTCGATTGATTCAGACACCGATTCGTAGAAATCATCAAGGCTGCTGCCTTTCGGGCTCATACTTCCATCAGGGCTTGTGTGTGCAATGTCGGTCTTGTCGCGCCAATCAAAGTTGTTTTTCAAGTTGAAAATAATACCGGTTACGTTGTTTCCGTACAGCCGCTGCTCTAACGCAACCTCAACTCTGGTTCGCGCCTTTTTTATCGTGGGGAAAAATTCATCACGATTGGCATAGTTTGTGATTGTCTTTCTGTCCACCCCGAGACTCAATGCAAGGCCGCTCATAGTTGGAGCATACATTCTGGCTTGCTCTTGGCCATCCTCTGCCGTGCCGATATTGATGTAAGCGTCAGTCTCGAAATAAAGCTCTACAGCGCGCTCAAGCGCAACCACGCTATCGAAAGCAAGCGGCCTTCCTGCATTGCTCTTTTCGGTATCGCTCACAGTTGATCCTCATTGCGCAACGGGAAAACAATATTTATATGGCCAATCAGCATGGCGTATGCATCATCTATTGAGTCACCGTTTCCGCATAACGAATGAAGGCCGCGAACATCTGATATTTCGGTGTAGCAAAGCCATTCACCGCTAATAAATCTAGCTCTTGGTTTCATTGATGCCACCAATTAATTGATCGATTGATTTCATAGCCACATTTAGCCATCCGCCACAAGTCCAGCATGATTCGTCTATGTGGATTGTTCCGGTTTGGGTGATAGCGTCCCATGCGCGAATGAATCCGGCGCGGCGCTTTGGCTTGGTTGATTCGATTTTGAACATTAGGCCTTCTTTGCCGAAGCCAATTAGATTGCCATCAGTCCAGATAACCCTTGCTCTTGCGAAATCGAGCCTGCCGGTTACCTTTGCTGATCGGCAGTCGAACATTATTGGAATGCGCCGACTTTGTATGAGGATGCAGACAGCCCGCCAATGCGCACGCGGTCGAACATTATTATGCGCACCAAATCTGTTATTGCACAGGTCTTGCCCATTCCTGTTGTGGCCACAGTGACATAATCAGCCGTGCCAATCGGGCGAGCAGTAACCGTAGCAGCCGAGAAGTCAAAGCCCTCAGAAACAAGCTGGCAGCCCCTCACTTGCGGGTTAACCTTGAATGTAATCGTCTCGCCATCACCGCCAGCGAAATTTGTCATAACGCCGACATTTGCCTCTAAGTCTGCCATGGTAATAACCTATTAATTGGGTTTGCGTGATTATACCACAGATAACAAAACAGCCTCAACAATAGCAAATAGATGCAATTAACCATTGAAACGATAAACGATAGGCTTTCCATGTGTTGCTCCAAATAAAATTACTGTTAATCACCCTCTGATTACCGGTGGATTTTTCTCTGCCTGTGCGCCTTCGATTAGCACCGTCAGTTTATTCATTTGCTCAACAAATTCCAAAATAGCTATATGGAACAGATATGGATTATCGACCTTTACCTCTCGCAGCTTAAAGCTTTTCAGCCTGCGGGTGAATGTTGGCATAAGCACTTTTCTGCCTGACTTCAGTTTCTTTGCTTTCATCGCTATCTCCAAATAAAAAAGCCCGACTACTCGGGCGAAGGTGCGGACTTACCCTATTCCGCTTTACGCTTTGCAGGTTTTTTCGTAGGATTTGATTTTGGAGGCCAAGACACAAAATCATTAAGAGTATGCTTTTTGCATTTTGGGCAATCGAAATTAATTAAAGCGCGATGAATTCTAGCCTGATCAATAATGTATTCGCAGCCTGGGCAGGATCTTCTTTCAATCCCTCTCGGTAGTGATTTTAAATTTCCATCACACTCCATAAATCCCCTTATATCGCATCAATTTCAGATATTGCGCGATTAAAATCATTGGTTACTTTGTCTGCCAAAGCAGCTACGCCATCACGGAAAGCAATCAAGGCATCACTAATATCCTCAATAAATCTGGCATTTTCCGCGTCTATCTCATCGATTGCTTGCTGATCCATGCTGCACCTATATCGCATCACTGAGCCACTTAAATTCCTGCTCGTTCATGTTGTCGATAATTATTTTTACTGTTTTTGTTGATTTCTCAAACTCAAAAGAAACATGACCATCAAGCCATTCGTCACTTATTTCATCATCGCAAAGAAAATCAAGAAGCGCATCTATTTTGCTCATTTCGCATTACTCGACCAGTCGTAGCCATTCCGGCCACCTGAAATAGACTTGCTTCCATCATGACCGCCATTTTTGCTAAATTCATACCCTCTGCATGGCTCGACTCTTGCTTGTGATTGTGTTGGCCAGTGCTTGTGGCTTACTGGTGGTTGACCTGCTTGTATTAGTAGCTGTTCGTGCCATTGGTTGCGCGGCTTTGGGCTATGCAGCTCCTCAACCTCTGGCAGCGGTATTTCATTGTTCATCGTCATCAGCAGCGCCATGTAGGCGCGCTCCTGTAGTAAGTTAGTTGTCATATTTTTATGCTGTTGCAAAGTTTGCAGCCCACGCCATCATTCCGCGTTTTACATTGCCGCCGTTAATATTGATTAATTTTCTACCCAACTCACCTTCATCAAAATGATTTAGCCGCAAGAAAGAATGATCTTTTAGCCTAACAAGGCCGCCGCCAATGTGAACTCTTATTTTGCTTGGGTGCTCATAAACTCCGCTGCCAAGGCTTTTCCAGCCATTACCTGGCTTTGTTTTCATTGGTATAGCTGCCCATCTTTGTGAGTTATTCATAGCGATATCCATACTTTAGTTAAGGTTAATGCCCGTTCAGGCAACATCTTGGGCGGCGATGCAATGCGGTTACAAGTCCTACCGTGCCCTACATGCTTATTTACCATATTGCCGCAGCGAGGTGCTTGCACGGGTTTTGGTTAAATCTGGATTACTGCGAACATGCGCGCTTGGAGTTAGGAGGTGTGTATGGTTGCCAGCCATAACCGTCAAATCACAGTAGCGGCGCTCACACCATAGTTGCCGCCCTTTCATGCGGCCTGCCAGCTCTTCACCGGTCTTCGGCTATATCCACACGGCCAATCATTGCCTGCTGCTCTTTGTGTCATTTCTGGCGAATTCTTTGAACTTGATTCTGGACTAACGCTATACACAAAGTGTTTTATCTGCCCGCGGCAGTTGCCAGAATCAAGATCAAATCCGACTCGATACATCACCGCGAGTCGGCACGGATGCTTGCCCACTATTGCTAATTGGCAATGTTGTGACCGGGTGCGAAACCGGCATCGACGGTATTGGCCGCCAAGTGAAGCATCTCTAAAGAACTTTCGATTGCACGTTTTAATCCAGATTTGGAATCTCTGGAGCAACCGCTACAGCGTATCGCCTACGCATTCACAACAAACTCAGTTTAACACTTCACAGAAATAGTGGTAACACCTTTACTCAGCTTTACAGTTTCAAATTCTGCCTTGCAGTCAATGCACTTTTTCTTTCCTTCGCCATCAAGCGATGATAAAAAATAACTTCCGCACTCTGGGCATTTTGGCTTAATTGTTGCGCTCATTTTGTAATCCTAAAATTGCAGCATTAAGGCCTTAATATCAAGCCTGTGTTTTTTCGCCTTAGCCGGTAAAAATGTAGGCACCGAAAGGCAGTATTTTTTTGCATCACTCAAATTAAATGACTTCTTGTTAATCTCATGCTGCATGATTGTTATTGTAATTGCATCGCAGTAGAAAAATTCACTGCCAATGCAGAATAAAAACCCGCAGCGGATATTTCCAATATAGGTATCCGATTCCTTTTTTAGCAATGCCTTTAGCTGAGTAAGCCCATCAAACTCTACTCGCGCTTTACGGTGCTTTGCTTCGGCGAATAGCAATACATGGCCATCAAATATAATGCAGTCGCAAACGTTTTTAGATGTGAACCGGCGTTGCGTTTCCTCACCTTGCCAGCCTGCGTCTTTCAGTCTGGTATAGCTAAGACCCTGCTTCTCGCAAGACTCTTTAATCAACGCCTCAAAGCCTTTACCGTCCATAATTAACTATTCCTTGGATAACCTTTAGCGGTATCTCAACCGGATAATTGTCTACCAGCTTTAGCCATAAATCTGATTGCTCGCCATGCCGGTGGATAAACTCGAACTTGTCATTATGGAATAGCTTATGCTCATCCGGTGTCAGCGGGATAACAAACCAATGACCGATATGCACGCGCTCATTATTCACATATGTTTTTCTGGATGAACCTACACAATGATGCACCTCTACGCCATAAGTGCCAGAAACGATGCTAGGCTGCTCTTTGCACCATGCCATAAATGCTTTTTCGTCAGAGTGTGCGCCACGACTTTGCTTGCTTGATTTACGCTGCACAGAGGCTCCCCTTGAGTTGCTTATTAATCTAACGCCCCACTTAATACGGCGCTGGTAAGTTTTTGTATTCCAAGGCTGCAATTAAAAATTGCTGTAGCAGCTGCATCACCAATTTCTATTTTTGAATCCATGCACTGATATACTTCTCTATCCCAAATTACAGTGCATTGCGCGCCTTTATTTTCGCTTGCTTCCATTTCGTCGGCAATCATTCGCAACTGAGCAGGCGCATCATTGAATAAATTAATAACATTGGTTTTTTTCATTATTTTACACCCCATACTTTTGCATCATGCCAACCAGCCACCCATAGGCACCGGTTTTGAATCTCTGCTAGCGTTGCCGAGTACGGCGGGCGGCATTCTTCACCGGCGCGAAAAGCTGAAACTCCATCGCTGTAGATTGCTTTTTGTTTTGCTTTCATTGTTGTGCTTCCCGATATGATTCATATGCTTCCAGCGCCTTCTCTGACCAAACCGTATTTGTCATTGCGCCAGTTGCGTAAAGGTATTCCACAAACTCGCATGTTAGCTTTTTGCCCCACTGGATTGTGCTAGGTCGGATAGTTATTTCCTCACCAGTTAGCGGGCAGGTAAAGTGCCGTGGCGGCTTCTTTAGCGCCTCACCCATAGCAGCTTTTTCGTTTGCGAACCACATAACCAAAAGCGCCTTGCACTGCTCTGGATCGTAATCGCTCAAAACAACGCGTCTACCAGGCATAACAATAACGCCGGTTTTGTTTATGTCGCCAATCATCGCGTGAAACTTCTCGCGCTGAATGTCGCTCTTTGGTTCTTCTTCGCCATCGGTGTTTTCTGCAACTATGCGAACAGCACCAAGCTTGATAGCCTTGCGCAGCCACTCAGTGAGTTTTGCAGCGAAAGGCTCTATCTGCACATCGCCATCGATGATTTTCTCTGCTCTGGCCATGCTACCATTCCAACCCCATAAGTTGCTTTTCGTATGCAAGCGCGATCATGCAGTCGGTGTATGTCTCGCCCTCTCGGTTTTGCTCCATCATTTCCTTGGCTTGGCGGTAGTTGTCTTGGGGGTGGTATTTTTGCACGTACTCCATCTCCCAAAAGTCTCTCGGTGTAATGCTCATTACTCGCCCTCTGGCTTTGGTGCTGCTGATAGCCTAATTGCCTTAGCGCAAACTAATGCTTCAGAGGCCAGTTCTTCGGCAATATTTCTGCCATCACAAATTTGCTCTAGCCGAGCTATTACCAGTTCCAAATTTTGGCTAAATGCTTCCGGTATAGCTGCTGCTTGCGGTGGCGCGGCATAGGCATAAATCGGCGTTCCAGTCGCAAATGATCCACGCAGAATCCCCTCCGCATAATCAATTTCGTTAAATCTTGGATCTTGATCCCAGTGGCCGATTAAAACAGACTCTTGCTTAGTTTCTGGCAATACCGGCTTACCCGTATCGTTGTATGTTGGAACTGTTACTCGTGGGCATTGGAATCCATTTGATTCTGTTCGTCCGCAAATGGCGCAATTATCGAACCGGCCAATATAAGCCGCATAACCACCAGATTTTCGCTCCAATGAGCACATTCCTTGCATTCCGTCTTTCTTGAAATTTGGCTGGGTATCGAAAAGTTCACTATTTATAATAACCCCACCATCCCCCCAATTTTTTTCTTGCTTAGTTTCTGGCATTGCCTTTGGCGGCTCATCGTCAGTAATGTATCGACCGCAAACAGTATGCGTTTCGTGATAGGTAACCTCTGACGGATCTACACCGCATTGGCATTGCGCGCAGTACCAGCCATTAAACTCAGGCACTTGCTGCGATGCCCGGGCTAGCACTGCGCGCTCGATGGCTATTGCGTATTCATTGGCAATATTTTCAGTGTCTCCACTTTGGACAAAACCATCCCATATTTGCATTCTTTCTTCATCACTAAGCATCACTTCCCACCCTTATTTTTGCCAAAGTTTTTGATTGCTAGAATAGCCCAGTAAACTATCACCACGGCTACTAATCCAAGCGGCGATATTAAAATCCCAAGTCCTAGTTGTTCTTGCATTACAATCTCCCGTTAATTTCAGCCATTGTGAAGCATTGGTGGTGGGGGTAAAGTGGTTTAACTGTTCTTTACTATTCTGTAATTTATAACATTTCTAGCACTAAAAAATAACTGTGATATATCCTTGCGTGCTTCTGCTGCTTTTTCCTTGTGCCTTCCTGTTGTGGTATTGGCATCCTGCTTTTTGCCGGCAATATAAATAAATCCCTTAGCCTAAATAGCTCTGAAGCCCAATTAATTACGTTTACATGCGTGCAGTGCATCTTGTGGTTATGGATAATGTCCTGACACTTGAATACCATAATCCCAGCCTTGCAAAGCACTCTGTGAGCCTCTGAAATCGTTTCCCGGTAATGCGTCTCAAGCTCATCGTATCGCCAATATCCGCCAAACCTTTTGGCCATTACCATTTTCCCGTTGCCTTCGGCCCGTAAGTCAAGAATGGCGGATAAAATACAACGCTTTTTAGTGATCCGGTTGAAACTGGAAGCGCCGAGCTACTGGCGGTAATAACGCCGGGAACCTGCGGGCATATGTCAAACTTAAAATCAGGCTCCGGTATTTCTTGGTAAAACTTCCCGTTGCCATAAGTAAGATCGGCGCAAAACTTTTCTATTCCACACAGATCCATTATTGATCGCAGTATTTCAGACTGATCGTAATAGATGCTTTTTATCACTTTTTCACCGCGTTCATTTCATTTAGTTCTTTACCTATCAAAATATAGTGATCGCCAGTAAGCAGGTCATTTCTTTTTGGGAAAAAGCACATAATATTGCTTCCTCGAAGAGAATCAAAAACACCAAAATTAATTCCGTCAATAAAAACATCAAAAATTCCAGTCTTTTCGTTTTTAACAACATCTAATTTTAAGTTACTCACTTGCCCACTCCTGGCTAAAGCTATCGTGCTCAAAACCCGGCAAAATCACCAATCCGTAAAAGTCAGCCCAATAGCAGAATAAATCTAGTCGTTGTTTGTATGTCATCACCAATTAAGTCCATCAATCCAATCGTAAAAAGCGCTGTAGTCAGCGAATAGGTCTAGTTGCTTTATGTAAATGCGCTCCATCCTTCCGCCGGATCATATTCTTCATCATCTTGTTCAGGCTGAAACCATCCAAGATCACGCATTTTCTGTACGTTTTCTGGCAAAAGCGGTTTATCAGTTTGGTAAGCAAAAAACTGATCATGCTCGGCGCCAATGTGATACCCGTCTTGGTCATCGTAGTGATGCTGCAATATTTGAAGGCCTTCAATAAAGTTTTTAAGTTTCATAACTATCTTCTATCTGTGTTTATGTATTATCGACGCTATGGTGGGGATTGGCTAAAAGGTTTGCATTACTTAACAATTCCGCGATCGCTGATAATGATTAAAGTAAACTCCACGCGGAGCCAAATTATTCAATGCGTTTACGCACTCGGATCCAAAGGCAAACATTACGGTACCGGCGCCACATCTTGATTTTTTATGCTGGTTTTCCAACCCCGGTATAAACTCAACCCTGCCAGCCAAGAACAAAACAGCGTGCGCCGATCGTAAAGCCTCTTGGCACCACTTGGCGTCTGTTCGGCTAAACAGCAAAGCAATTCCGTTACCATGATCAATAAACCGCTTAACCCAAAATTCTGTTTGGGTACCGTATGGCGGATTCATCCAAACCTTGCCTTTCCACGGTTTAGACAATCCATCATCAAAAACGGTGTATTTAGTTTTTGCCGGTACCTTTGACTCCATATCGTGCGGGCTTGAAGGATCCAGATCAAAATTCAACTTCAATTCGTCAAATATCCATTGCGGCGTGTACCATTCAACGCTTTTATGCTTCGCTTGCGATCGCGCCTCGCCTATCATTCCGCTCATCTTTCAATTCCTCTCCAGTCTTTCGTTGTCGGCTATCTTGGCCGGTTGAATTATTCGTAGTGCGCAGACCATATTGGATTAAATAATTCTTTGCATTTTTCATAATCCAAATGACCTGCAAAAATTACCTCAATATCTGCTTCCCAAAATTTACCCTTGCCGTCCGTGCATCTTGCTAGATGCGTTTTATGCTCAATCTTAAATCTATTTTTTGTGGTTTTTACTTTATACTCGCAAAAGAATCCAAGCCTATTGGGATTGCCTTCGCCTGCGCATACATTGGTAACCGGATCGCCAAAGTTAATCTTATTAATCCGCTCTTTTGCCTGCTTTAAA